AGTTACATTAGCATGAGCACCATATCCAGTTCCTCCGGTTATAATAATTGAGTCATTATTAACATAACCGTGGCCACCATCAATTATCTGTATAGGTGCTAATATACCAAGACTTTTTAAATTAGCGAAACTGGCCAATCCTGGTGTAGAATCTTCAACAGCATATAATGATTCTGCAGTAATCACGGGCATCACTGAAATTCCACCACCGCCATTATCAACAATTACTGATGATAATGGATATGTTGAAAATGAAGTAAAATTAAACGTGTTTGCAAATGTGGTATTAGCATTAGCCGTCAACCCATTTTCAAAATAATATGCTGTATTTCCTATATCTATATGTGATTTCTTACCAATGAAATCTATAGGTATAAATGAAACGTCAACTCGTTTTGGATTTTCTGGATTATCATCTACTGTAACATGTGCTTGAGCACCAGCAGCATTGCTTATATCTAATCTGGTGTTTGCAGCACCTGGTAATCCAGTACTAATAAATTTTGTATAACCATAACCACCTGATTCGACCTTGATTCGTTGGATTGATCCTTTAGTTGTTTCTTTAACTTCGGCAGTAGCACCAATTCCTGTTGGTGTATTTAATCCACCATAAACTATAACTGGATCATTTGGTTGATATAATAATCCACGATTTGTTGGATTAATATTAACTTGACTAATTTGACCTAAAAGTTTTGCTCGTAAAGGATAACCATCAAATAATACATCTTGATTATTAGAATCTACTACTCTAACATATTCACCAGATTCAAACAAACGTTCAATGTTAGATATAAAGACTTCGACACGTTTTCCAGCAATGACAGAGTTTTCTATGGTTGCAATTGATTTTGTTGTTTCACCAAAGATTCTTAAATTATTTGTACTTAGGAAATGTTTATTAGCAAATCCTTTAGGTATATAAACACTAATATCTATCGGGTCGATTATGTCAGTAGGTATATTAGTTGCTTCAAATGAAAAAGTATAATGATCAACAATAGATGAAACAATCCATGTTCCGTTTGGATTATTTGTTTCAGCTATTGCACCAGATAATGTGAATGAATCACCTAGGCTTAAATCATTAGGTACAATTGTTGATACTGTTATTATGTTATTTGAATATGATATATCTGAAACATAGATTAAATCTGTTGATAATTTTAAACTTTTGGCAACATACCATTTACCATCAGATGCTTTTAGAACTGCATCTTTAGTGTAAAAGAAATCTACATCCATGTTATATAAAATCCTAAACAATAATTGATAGGAAGCTGGTGTACCTTTAGATTTATATAATTCTTTAGCTAATTTGACTACTTCAACTTTATCGGCTAATATTTCTTCAGGAAAATAAGATAAGAAATCATTGTAGAAATAATTTAAGAATTCGACTGATGAAGAATCAATATCTTTATATTGTTTTAGATTTTTTGTTCGTTCTGTTACATTTCCATTTTGTTCCATCCATTCATAATATGCTTGGATAAACAAAACAAAATTCGCATAAGATGGATCATCCCGAATATGTTCAGGTAATTGGGATGGTATAAGTAAACTTGTTAAATTATGATTTGTTATCATGATTTTGCTATAACATTAACGGTGATTGCATTAGCATCATATGGATCAATAGTTATTATTCTGTTATAACTAGATGAAACAATTGATGTTGTTGGTTTAACTGTTACTGTGAATTGGCCCAATGGATTATCAACACCAATAGGACCAAAAGAATTTAATGTTATTATACCATTCATATAATCAATTGTTCCTATGTTTGGATTAAAAATTGATTTAACTTGGTCTGTATTATTATAATAAGTTCTTAATGTTCCAAATCTACCTTCTAAATTAACAATACCTGCTGCGAGTTTACCGGTAGTATCACCAGCTTGTGGTGTTATATTAACAAGAGCCGCAGTATAACCTGTTCCAACAGCATCAATGACGACATTTTTAATACTACCACCTGATAATACAGCATGCGCTTTAGCACCAGTTCCATCACCTAAAATTGTAATAATTGGAGGAGATTGATATTGTGAACCTGGATTAATTAATGATATCGATTCAACACCATTTGTAGATGATGGTGTTTCTTCAAGATATATGCCATTAATGATATTAACTAAGTTTGCAGGATCTCTAAATTGTACAGATGGTATACTAGACACACCACTTAAGAACATACCTTTATCTAATGATGCATTATAATATAACTTGTATGTTGAAGGTGTAACTAAGCTTGGAAAGAATTTCTTTTGTAATTTTAAATCATATTCACTTGTGATTATAGCATTACTGTAGTCTTGAATAGTTTTCAATAACTCATAAGAATTGAATGTTGAATTGAAAGTATTTAATGTTGAATCAGTAAAACCATATATTGCTGATTTAACACCAGATTCTATTTGGGCTGATGTTTGTGTTGTTTTATTAGGATCATAAACAACAGTGATGTTTAATTTCAGATAAGTATAATCAGGATCTACTATAGTTGGATTAACAGTCATTACACCAATAGGTTTAATAACGTCTTGAACTAATCTTTGTTTTTGAGTTTCAGTAATATTGTATGCACCAGATGGCTTCAAACAGATAAATACTTGACCGAATACAGGAACATCATTTTCTTCACCACCCCAAACATTAACAGCATCAAAAGTTAGACCTAATTTATTTTGTTGGATTGCTGTGATATAATCATCTTTAGTAACCGCACGATTTTGCGCTGAAAATGATTTAGGTGCTTGATATTTAATAGATTCTATTGATTCTTTTTCATTACCATTTGATGCAGATGTTACTGATGTTATTGTAGTATTTGCATAACCACCAATTCCTTGTATTAAGGAAAAGTTATTGGCACCATGAGATGCGGTTCCTTTAGTTGAAATATAACTTACTCTAACAATATTACCATCTATTAACTTTTGGCCTAATACACCATTACCAAAATATATTTCATAATTACCAGATAACCCCTCTTGCAAGAAATAGACTTTAGTATTTCCATCTAATGTTGGATAATATGATGCTAAATTAAATACTTCTGTGTTTAGGTTGACACTAGATTGTTGTATAGACACAGTTAATGTAGATGTATCAATATTTGTATCTGGTATTTCAAAACTAAATTTTGGATTAGCTGTAGCATTTACAACAAAAGAATAATTTGAAGATGTTCCTTGTTTTATCATTACATTTTCAAATACTACTGTTCCTGAAACCGTATTGCGTGTGATACTATCTTCAGTTAAGAATGTATAGTTTACGCCATCAATTGCTCTTGACAAAAATGGTGTAAACTTTGGTATAGTTAAAGATGATTGTGTAACCCCATATACAGATACATTAATAGTTGCAGATGGTGCTATAGATGATTTTGGAGTATAACCTAATACTTTTGCCTGAGATACGACTGAACTTCTTTGTAATGCAGTATCCAAGAACATTTCATTAGATACCATATTTAAATAATACGCATTATATTGTGTATTATATGCTAGAATATCCATCAATACTGAAAGACCAGAACCTGCAAAATTATAATCTTTGAAAGTATCTTGACCTTGCATGAATTTAATCATATTAGATTTTATATCTTGAAAATCTAAACCAGTCATTTGTATATTACTATTTGCACTTGCCATTAGCGAGTTCTCTCCAGTAGAATATTAACCTCGGAAGGCGATGTATTGTTGCCAATAAAAAAACTTAAATTAACATAAAAAGCATTAGCATCTTCAATAGCTACAACTTCAACATTATCAATTGAAACTCTTGGTTCAAAATTATTCACTACATTTTTTATTTCAGTTTCTATTGAACTAGCAGTAATAGCACTAATTTGTTCAAATAGAAAAGCATTTAAATTAGAACCTAATGTAGGTTGAAATGGTCTTTCATAGAAATTAGTCATCAATAAATTACGAACAGAACGAATAACTGATTGTTCATCATAACTCATAGATACATCTCCAGTTGCTGGATTGCGTGTAAATGTTAAATCTAAATCTGAGTATATTTTTTTTAATGTGGCCATGTTCTATTTATGCTTTGATTATTTAGGTGGACTAACATCAGCACCATCACCTTGTTCGGTGTGGACATGATTAACAAGACTAATTGGTGCAGCACCACCGAACACATCAGTTTTTGATGTAATATCACTTTGAGCTATAAGTGTGTTGCCTATAGTTGTATCTCTACCAATAGTTACATCAACACCAATATTTGCATGTCTGCCCGCAATTAAATCTATTAATGCTTTGATTGTTTTATTAGCAACAATACTGCTTTGTGTTATAATATTATCAGTTACCCTTAATATTCCAGCTATACTAACTGGTCCTATAAAAGTCCATTGTTCTGATTTGGCAGTAAATATACCTTCAACATCTAGATTAAAATTACCTTTTACAGTAAAATCTACATTCCCATCTACTTGTGCTTTAACATTACCCTGAATGTACACTTTAACATCACCTTGAATAGATTCTTGATGATTGCCCATTATATAAACTTTATTGTCTTTTACGATAACTATACAATGGTCATTAACAATGTGTTCTGTCTTGCTTCCATCGGGGTGTATTTCTTGAAAAGTGCCTGTTCTATGTTGAATATTTATGCGTTCACTTCCTGGAGAATCATCTAATTCAAATACATGACCAGAAGGTGTTGTTGTTACATTATTATAAGGATAAGTAGTATCATAAGGAACATCGGGTTGACTAAACAGATTATTTGGGTCAACAGCAGCTTTAATCTGTTCACCTTTAGGAACATAATTTGTTTTTAGATTAGTTTTACATTCAGTTAATTTCTCACCCTGAGCTAAAGATGATTCAAGTGCTGTTTGGTAATCTTCTAATGATTGTGTCATATTTTATATCTCTGGTATTTTATTAGCTGCCACTTTAATTTGTTCATCATATGGTTTAATATACATTTCTAATTCCGATAATACTTCAGATTTTCCGTATGCTTTAGATATTAAATTTTTCTGAGTTTTCAATTTAATCCAAATATTAGAATAATATTTCATGGTATTGAGTGCAACCCTATCTACAGTTCCACCAGAACTAAATATATTTGAAGAATATGAAGCCTCAATTTGTGTCAA